AAATAATAAACGTGCACAAAATGATGCCTTAGATTGGTTAAAGTCATTATTAAATGGTTCAATCATATATTCGTTCTTCAATAATATTTTATTGAAGAATCCAAAAGTACTTATGCATAGATTCCAACCAAAGATAAAAGGAAAAACAGTTAAAACAAAAATTCGTCATGTTTGGTGTGAACCTTTTAGAATAATTTTATTGGAAAATTATTTCTTTAGAAAAATTATAAATGCAGGTATTGAATATAATAAAATAGGAATTGACGTTTCATCGTCTAGCGGCTTAAGAAATGTTGAAATAAGTAATTATCTTGTCGGAAGATTAAGATTGTTATTGGGATCTGAATTCAACAAGCTTATTTGGTCATTAGATTATGAAGGGTATGACGCTTCAATTATTGATATCTTTATAGATATTTATTTCTATAATATGAATCAATTTCTTGTTCTTTCACCGATTGAACAAAGTTTATATGATTTATTAAGATATTATACCAAATATGGTCCTATTGTTTACGAAGGTAGATTGTATTTTAAACGCCGAGGAATAAGTTCTGGATCCTTATTAACTAACCATTTTGATACATTTGTTAATTTAATGTTACAATATGTATCTAGAATGATCAAATTAAGCGGTATATCATTAGTTGATATACAAAAAGGAAACTTACACAATGTAAAATCTGAACTTTATAAAAGAAAAGATAATTGTGTAACAGGAGATGATTGTATAATATATACTGACGATTTAGAAATCCTCATATTGCAAGAATTTTGCAAATATATTGGAATGAAGGTCGACGTAAAATTCAAATGTTATGATCGAGAAGATCCAATTTTCTTCCTTGGAAGATATTGGGATCGTTTCAATGAACCTTATCAAACAGAAGAGTATTTTGCTGTTCATATTTGTTTTAGAACTAAGTTTTATAAACGAGATGAACTTGGAATAGATATTTCTGAAGAGTTGACTCCTTCAAGAATATTGTCTATTTGCTGTCCATTTTCAAATGGAATGGATTATGTCAATAAAACATTCCATAAGTTTACACCATTAACAAATCTATTCAATAAGAAGAGATTCATTTATTTAAAAGATTACCCTTTGGAGGATAGAAACACTTTTAAAAACATGAATACAATATATAATTGGAGAATGTTCTAAAGGC